AACACTATTGAAAAGTTAAGAAAAAAGTTTCTACCTGATTGGGAATACAAAGATAACAGTTTACAAAAAAGATATAAGTTTGAAGATTATTTTCAAGTGATAAAATTTTTAATTGATACGATTAAACCACAAGAAGAATTGGATCACCATGCTGATCTTGGCGTGTTTTATGATGAAGTTCTAGTAAAGATTTATACACATCGGACTAAAGATGTTACAGATTTTGATTTCAAGGTAGCATTACAAATGGACATGATTGCCAAAAAGAAACACGGAGCAATTAAACCTAACTACGATTTAGATAGTTTAGTGGATAATTTTGATTTTTGTATTAATTGTGGAGATTTAATACTTAATGAAAGAAAATATAAAGGTGGTTTACGTAAGTGGTTCAAACAAAAATGGGTCAACATTGCCAAAAAGAAAAAGGGTGGTGGACATCCTGAATGTGGCACATCAGGTTCAAAAAGAGGTTACGCAAAATGTGTGCCAGCATCCAAGGCTCGTTCAATGAGCAAAAAGCAAAAGAAATCAGCAGTTGCAAGAAAAAGATCAGCACAAAGAAAAGCAGGTAGAGGTGGTAAAGACACCGGAGGCGGACCTGGTAAAAAGCCAATAAGAGTTTCAACAAAGCCTAAAAAATAATTGCTTTTATTACAATCATAAAGTATAATAGTAAAAAGGAGAAAACATGCGAAATTTCAATGAAGCAGAAAAACAAAAATTAATACAAATTATCAATCAAGGATCTCAGGTTCTTGGTGAAGTTGATGATCTCAAAGGTGGACTTCGAGACACAGTCAAAGCACTTGCCGAAGAACTAGAACTAAAACCAGCCATGATTAACAAAGCCATTAATATTGCACACAAAGACAATTACAAAGGTGTGTCAGATGATATGGATATTGTTGAATCGATCTTAACAGCCGCAGGTAAAATTTAGTGCTGTCTTTACTCAAAGAATTTTGGGTAAACAGTTACAACACAGATAAGACAGCATTTTATCTTGAAATTGTAAGTGTGGCATTTACTATTGCTGGATCTGTGATATTGACTTTTACTTCTCCTTATCCTATAATGGAGTATGTGTTTCCTGTGTATCTTGTAGGATCAAGCACACTGGCTATTGCTTGTTGGAGAAGAAGAATAATTTGGACACTTGTATTGGCTAGTTGGTTTACGATAATGAACATAATAGGTAACATAAAAGTATTTTTATTATGACATACAAACTAAAATCAATTGATCATATTGACACAAAAGAAGACCCAGTGAGACCTGAACTCACTGTGGAGTTTAGAACAAGTCCGGGCAGAACAATATATGCATTGGTTAACGACCAAGGTGAAAGAGCGGCCACAATCTGTGTGGCATATACAAAAATGGTTCCTACTACAACTAGGGAACTTGACAGGTTCACTGATCCAGATGGTCACATTGCAGTTGCGTACACCGTGTGGAGTAAAGAACGTGGAGCAGGCAGAATGATTGTTAATCAATTGATCGCTCATGCACGAAAGCAAGATCAAATTACAAGAGTAGTCACACTATCGCCACTGACAGATATGGCAAGAAGATTTCATATAAGAAACGGAGCCGCTGAATTACAAGTTAATCCAACCACACAAAACTTTGAATATGAAATTGACAAAGACAACTTTTGGATACGTAATTTAAAAAAACTTAAGGTAATATGAGTTACATAGACGCATTTTATAAAAGAGATGAAGACAAAGTCCGTGTAGTAGAACGTGATGCTAAAGGACAAAGAAAGTTTGTCGATTATGACGCAAGATATGTATTTTATTATCCAGATAGCAGAGGTAAGCACAGAAGTATATTTGGAGAGCAATTACAAAAAGTGCAATGCTCAACTTTCAAACAGTTTATAAAAGAACAAAAAATAAGATCAAATAAAAAACTATATGAGCAGGACATAAATCCTGTGTTTCGTTGTTTAGAAGAAAATTATTTAGGCAAAGATACTCCAAAACTAAATGTTGTATTCTTTGATATTGAAGTTGACTTTGATCCTAAAAGAGGATATTCAACAACTGATGATCCTTTTATGCCTATTACAGCAATAACTTGTTATTTGAGTTGGACCGATCAATTGGTAACATTTGCAGTTCCACCAAAGACTTTAAACATGAGCGGTGCTAAGATGGCCACAGAACGTTTTGAAAATGTTATGCTGTTTGAAAAAGAAAAAGATATGCTTGATGCATTTCTCACACTGATTGATGACGCAGATATTTTAAGTGGCTGGAATTCAGAAGGTTATGATATACCATACACCGTGGGAAGAATACAAAAAGTGTTAAGCAGTGATGATACAAGAAGACTTTGTTTTTGGGGCGAAAAGCCAAAACGTAGAACATTTGAAAAGTATGGCAGAGAACAATTAAGTTATGACTTGATTGGCAGAGTGCATTTGGATCTATTAGAACTTTACAGGAAATATACATATGAAGAAAGACATTCGTACAGATTAGATGCTATTGGTGAACACGAACTTGGTGAAAAGAAAACTGTTTACGAAGGTTCATTAGACAATTTATATAATCATGATTTTGGATTGTTTATAGAATACAACAGACAAGACTGTGCTTTATTGGCAAAACTTGAAAAGAAATTAAAATTTATAGAACTTGCAAATGAAATTGCACATCAAAACACTGTATTGCTACAAACCACAATGGGTGCAGTGGCAGTAACCGAACAAGCAATAGTGAATGAAGCACACAGAAGAGGCATGATTGTGCCTGGCAGAGTGAGAAGAGCCGAAGGTGAATCAGTCACTGCCGCAGGTGCATATGTGGCTACTCCAAAAAAAGGACTGCATGACTGGATAGGAAGTTGTGATATAAACAGTCTATACCCAAGCGTAATTCGTGCTATGAACATGGGACCTGAAAGTATTGTAGGACAAATACGTCCTGTTATTACATCAGCAGAAATAAACAGAGCAAGGCATCAAAAAAAATCATTTGCGGCGGCTTGGGACAATCAATTTGGTAGTTGGGAGTATCAAGCAGTAATGAAACAGGACAAAGGCACAGAAATTATTGTTGATTGGGAAGACGGCACTAGTGTGAAAATGAGTGCTAGTCAACTGTATGAACTTGTGTTCGAAAGCAACAATCAATGGATGTTAAGTGCAAACGGTACAATATTCTCATATGAGTTTGAAGCAATTATTCCTGGACTACTAAAACGTTGGTACGCAGAAAGAAAAGAGATGCAACGTAAAATGCACGAGTGCGGTGACAACGAAATTGAAAAAGAGTTTTGGGATAAGAGACAACTTGTTAAAAAAATTAACCTAAACAGTTTGTATGGTGCAATCTTAAATCCAGGTTGTAGATTTTTTGACATTCGAATTGGGCAATCTGTTACTTTGACTGGCAGATGTATTACAAAACACATGGGAGCCAAGGTTAATGAAGTAATTGCAGGCATTTATGATCATAAAGGTGATTCAATTATATATGGTGATACTGATTCTGTTTATTTTAGTGCATTTAAACCTTTGCAAAAAGAAATAATATCAGGTAAAATACCATGGCAAAAAGAAAACATAATCAGTCTCTATGATAAAATAGCAGACGAAGTAAATGGATCATTTACACAATTTATGACAAAGGCTTTTCATTGTCCAAAAACAAGAGGTGATGTAATCAAAGCAGGAAGAGAACTTATTGCAAGTAAAGGTCTTTTCATAACAAAGAAAAGATATGCAGTGCTCTACTTTGATAAAGAAGGAGAAAGAACTGATATAGCAGGATCGCCAGGAAAAATGAAAGCAATGGGTCTTGATCTCAAAAGATCAGATACTCCTGTGTTTGTACAGGACTTTTTAAGTGAACTACTGATGATGGTGCTAACAAACAAAAATGAAAAAGAAGTGTTAGATAGAATATCCGAATTCAGAGAAGAGTTTAAAGCAAGACCAGGATGGGAAAAAGGATCACCAAAAAGAGCCAATAATGTTACTGAATATCTAGCAAAAGAAACAAAACAAGGACGAGCAAACATGCCAGGACATGTAAGAGCGAGTATAAATTGGAATAGATGTAGAGAGATGTATAGTGATAGATATTCAATGCCAATTACAGATGGAGCAAAAGTGATTGTGTGTAAACTAAAAAACAATCCGCTAGGGTATACATCAATTGCTTATCCTGTAGATGAAATGCGTATTCCTGATTGGTTCAAAGAAATGCCGTTTGATGACGATGCTATGGAAGCCACAATACTAGATCAAAAAATAGATAATTTAATAGGTGTGCTAAATTGGGACGTACAAAGCACAGAAACCACAAACACATTTAACAAACTGTTCCAATTTTAAATACTGCATGATCAGTATAGAACAATTAAAACTTGCTATAGACACACTAAAAGAAATTGACGAGGTTGATTGGAAAACTTTCAAATCACAGTATCTCACTAGATTAGAAAAATTAGCAAAGTCTGTTGACGCTTACAACGAATCTCAAATAAACAGAATAGTGAAAACAAAGAAATGGTTTCAGTTAGATCTTGATCAAACAGAATCAATCAATCATCAAGGTGAATTTGACACATTGCTATTTGCACAGGTCAAAAATAAAATAGGACGATTTGCACGAGCGGGTGGAAAAGCAGATTATTACAACAGTTTGGAAATTGGACCAGGTTATGGAACCTATAGTAAATGTTTTTTAGCATGGCGACTTAACTTTTTTTTAGAATTGTTAACCACATGCAGGCCAAGGATACTTAAAAAATTCAATAAAAAACATCACAAATATCTCAGATTTCATACCACTGATAAAACAGACTGCGGTACAATACCTGACAAAAGTGTAAATTTTGTTTTTAGTTGGGACGTGTTTCCTTTTTTGACACAATCTCACATAGAAGAATATCTTAAAGACATGTGGAGAGTAATTCTTCCAGGCGGCTACTGTTTTATTCATTATGCAGATTGTTTGTATGAAAAGGATCTTCTATTGGCCCAAAGAGGTTATTGGAATTACAATACCAAAAATGCTATGAAACGAATGATTACACGTGCAGGTTATGGTATTATTGAAATGGATCAGTTTAGACCTGGAGCCAACTATGCTATATTTCAAAAGCCTGGTAAACTAAATCCGGTTGTATATAGAGTAAGATAAAAAATAAATTAACAGTTGATTTCCATCTAAATATCTTTTATAATAAAGCATTATGATAGATATCTTGAAAGACATAGTCAAACACACGCATGGCTTAGGATTTTTGGACCTAGTCAAGATTACTGGTACCAGTGATCAAACTGTTGTTGATTCAATGGCAGAAGACAGGTCTGTGATTCTACAAGGATCTTTTCACAAACCACAGTCAGAAATGATAGGTACTTTTGGTATGCCTCAATTGAACAAACTTGATATTCACTTGAAGTGTCCAGAATACAAAGAAAAAGCAAACATATCCGTAATGACAGGCACAAGAAATGGTGCAGAGACACCCACAGGTATTCATTTTGAAAATGAAAAAGGTGATTTTAAAAATGATTATAGGTTTATGAATGCTGAAATTATCAACGAAAAACTTAAAACTGTAAAGTTCAAGGGAGTTAAGTGGGACGTTGAAATTGAACCTACTGTGGCAAGTGTGCAAAGATTCAACTTCCAAGCAACAGCAAACACAGAACACAACTCTTTTGTAGTAAGAACAGAAGATGGAAACCTGATATTCACTTTTGGTGATCAATCATCTCATGGTGGAGAGTTTGTTTTTGCAAACGATGTACAAGGAACTCTAAATAAAGGATGGAGTTGGCCGGTTGCACAGGTATTGCAGATATTAAGACTATCTGATTCAGCAAAAGTAACATTACACTTCTCGAATGAAGGTGCGATGCAAGTTAGTGTTGATTCAGGACTAGGAAAATATCAATACATTATACCAGCACAGGCGCAGTAATGACTGATAAAAATAACAGGCAAGAACATTTAGGAGAGTACAGTAGAGACTTTGCTGTGTTCTTGCCGGCTATTTCAAACTTTTACAATACTTTCATAAGCAAACAAAGAGTCACAGAAGGTGCTCACATACCAGCAGAACGTATTCCAAAAACTTTTGAGCATGGTGTTGAAAGTTTAAATTTTATTAATCCAGACAAAGGTATGTTTACCTATCCAACTGCATTGTATTCAGCGGGCCATGCCTGCTTAGATATGGAAAAAACATCAGACAGAGATAGTATGTGTGTAAACAGAGACAGAAAATTTAGCACAATAGTAGGAGACTCTGGTGGATATCAACTGGGCAAAGGAGTAATAAAATTTGATTGGAAAGATTTTGAAGGTAATAAAGCAAACAAAGTTAGATCAGATATACTAAATTGGTTGGAACTTACAAGCGATTGGGCAATGACACTAGATGTACCAACTTGGGCGGCAGACGATCTAAACTCTCCAAAAACAGGACTAAAAAGTTTTCAAGATACACTAGACGGCACAATATACAACAACAAATTTTTCCAAAAAAATAGACTAGGACAAACAAAATTTTTAAATGTGCTACAAGGTGATGACTGGGAAACAGCACAAATTTGGTATGACAAAGTAAAAGATTTCGAATTCGAAGGTTGGGCAATGGGTGGTATCAATATGTGCGACATGGAAATCATGTTGAAAAGATTAATCATAATGAGAGACGAAAAAAAACTTGAAGGTAAAGATTGGATGCACGTACTTGGCACGTCACAACTAGACTGGGCATGTTTTTTAACACAGGTACAAAGACAAGTAAGAAAACACATAAATCAAAACTTTACAATGAGTTTTGATTCTGCATCGGCATTTTTAAGTACAGCAAATGGTTTAGTATACACACACAATTTATTCACACCCAAAAGATGGAGTTATATCATGGAGAAGGCTCCAGATGATAAAAAACTAAAAGGATCAACAATACCGTTTCCTTTCAAGTCTGGTGTAGGAGAAAGACTAACAATGGGAGATGTGTGTTGGTATGGTGAGGGCGACCTAAATAAAAACAACAAAGAAGGCAAAACAAGTTGGGACAGTTTTAGTTATTGTTTAATGATGGCGCACAATGT